GGCGCTTGCAGACTTGCGCCACAGCCATCAGGCCGACTTGGTGAATGTTTTGGCGAATGTAGCAACGGGCGCCGCTGCTATCGTCAACAACCCAAGGCCCCTTGGTGTGCCCGCTGATTTCCTGGCTCATGTCCCTCTCCCCTGTTTGACGCACTCACTGTTGCCGCCCCGTAGAGCGGCAACCGCGAGGGTGTCAGGCCAACACTTCACGGCCATCCGAGCACTCGACAACCTTCATGCGGCTATCGCGCAGGGACGGTTTGCAAAACTCGACGGTGTTGTGCCCAAGCGGCCACTGAACGGCATAAGCGACGTTTGCCGCGACCTGACGGGATTGGCGATGCGCCGCAATAACGGCATCTGAAAAGGTTTGGAATGTGCTGGCTTCGTCCATTGCTTCTCCCCCTTGCGCCGCACCGCGCGGCATGGGGGAGAATGTAGTTCATGGGAATTGAACTGTCAATGCGCAAAAAGAGGGCGCGGCTAACTTTTTTGGGTAATTTTATTGCTTTTCGCTCTGAACGCGCGGGGCGGTCAATTTTTCTATTCAGCGGCCTTGACGGTTCAACTCCTGTGTATTACAGTCTCCGGCATGACCGTATCCGACTTCATCGACGACCTTGGCGGAACATTCGCGGCGGCCCGCATTTTCCGCGTCACGCCGCCCGCCGTTTCCAACTGGAAAGCGGCCAATGCGATGCCGGCGCGCTTGCACTTGCGGGCGATACGTGAGGCCGCCTCGCGCGGCATTGCGTTTGATCCCGAGGCGCCGACCAAAGCGAAGCGGAGGGCCGTCTAATGGACGACCTAGACCCCTTCAGCGTGGACATTAACGCGGGCGGCGCGGTCCTGCTGCTGGCCGCGTTTTGCGCTGGGATGCTTGCGGGCGGCGGTATCGCGTCGTGGCTGTCGTGACCTTCGCCGCACGGCTTGACGCGCTGGCACTGGACGCTGCGCGCATCGAAACCCGCGCTAGCAGGCTATTGCAGCGCGCCCGCGACCTGAGCAAGAAACTGGAGGGGATGAAGTGACTGAAGAAGAAGCCAGAGACAAGTTTTGCCCCCAAACCTTTGGGGCACTTGGTCGCGCAGACATGAGAGCTACCGATTTTAAATGTTGTGGATCAGATTGCATGGCTTGGCGACTAGCCGAACGCATGTTCGGTGAGGTGACGAATAACGGCTTCTGCGGACTGGCAGGCCGCCCATGAGCCTCGATATCGCCATTGATGCGGCGCTAAAACGCGGCGCGAGCCCAACGCAAGTTAGCCGCTTGCTGGGCGTTTCGGCGGCCAGCGTGCAAAAGCGCGCGGACGCACTGAAAGCCCGCATCGAGCGCATGTTGCACGCGCGGCGGATTCAGCAGATCGAACGCGAGTGCGGGTTTAACAAAGTTGACCGGCCGCCGCAGGAACTAGACCAGCGCGACCGTGACCGCGCGGCGATGTCTGCGTGGTGCGCGCTTCCGATCACGTACGGCAACGATCCGCGCTCGCATCGCGACGGCGCGATCCGCGTCAATCTTCGCCTGTCCGCGCACGCCCGCACACTTGGCGGCGTCGCGGATTATTCGAGCCGCGATGCGGCCTAACGCAAAAAAATAAAATGTGAGGACAAATGACCGACACCCCATCGAACAGCGTCGAAATGCTCAAGGGCTACATCAAGCGCGCCGCGAACATTATGCGCGACCAGAAGGCGCTCGCCGAGGACATGGCCGCGCTGCGCAAGGAAGTGACCGGCGCCGGGTTCAAGCATCGATCGGTCAAGCGCGCGGCGAAGATTGAGCTTGCCGAAAATCCGACGATGACAGCCGAAGAACAGCGCACCGAGATTGCCGAGGACTTGCAGGCAATCGACCTCGTGGCGCCGGAGAAAGGGGCGGTGGGATGAGCGGGATCGTTATTGCCGCTTGGGTGATGTTGGCGTCGCCCGAATTCTCGATTACGCACAACCCGAAAGAAGCCGCGTATTTTGTCACACGCGAAGCCTGCGAGGCTGCCGCAAAGTGGATGATCGCGAAGCGCGGGCGGGCGGAAAGCTATCGCTGCTTTCCGACGGGTGCGCCATGACCCTCTTTGAGCACGCGCTTATGCGCCTCTCTCGCGCCGCGCGCGCGAATCCCGACGCCAACAACGGCGCCGCGCGGAAACGGCTGCGCAAGTTCGTGCATGGCTTGCTAAAGGCGGAACTATCTTGACCCGCCGCCGCCCGCGAAATCGCACCGTGACTGAGTGCCGAAAGTTCAAGGCAATCGATCCGCAGACAAAAACGGCGATCAAAATCTATTGCCATGTGGACCGCGAATTTCTCGGCACCGAACTCGGCCCCGTCGTCGCGATCCGCATTCAGATGCGCCATGCGAAAGGTTCGCTCATGGACGGGGTGCTTGCGCAAGTGTCCGACCACCTTTCCGCAGAAGTGCAGACCAGCGCGAAGGGGGCGGGGTGAGCGTTCGCGGAAAACCTCGCCAACCTAACCGCCGGTTTATCGCCCCGGACGGGACCAAGTGGCATTCGCGCGGCGAATACTACCGTTGGCTTGTTCTGCAACAAATGGAACGCAACGGAGAAATCCAGCGCCTCGACCGGCAAGTGCGCGTCGATTTGCCCGGCGCGAATGGTCCGATCTTGTCGCGCAAATCAGGCCGCAAGCGGCATATGGTTTGGGACTTCCGGTACTTTGAAACGCTGCATTGCGTCTACGAAGATCACAAGGGGCACCCCGAGGAAGTGTGGGAATTGAAGGCGGACGTTTTCGCCAATGCGTTCCCTAACGTCGAGATTCGCATATCGAAAGGAAAATAAGATGGCTTACGAGCAACGCGATTTGTCTGGCTCGATCTTCGTCAATGACCGCAAGGAAAAAGACAGTCACCCGGATTTCAATGGGCAATGCATGATCGACGGCAAGGCGTTTTGGGTTTCTGGCTGGAAGAAGAAAACCGGCGCCGGGAAAACGTGGCTGTCGTTGTCGTTCAAGCCTAAGGACGCGGCGCCGAAGGATGCGCCTGCTGATGACGGTTTCGGCGACGACACGCCGCAATCGCAGGGCAGCGCGCCGCGAAAGGCCGCGCCGATAGACGACGAAATTCCTTTCTGAGGCCAGACCATGCCCCTCGACGGAAGCCCAAGCCCGGCCCAACACACGATTGATCGCGTCGCCGCCGCGTTTGATATCCCAGCCGATCAAATCGTATCGCAGCGCCGCGACCGGCCAACGGTTCGCGCGCGTTGGGCCTGTTACGTCATCATGCGCGACCGTCTCGGCATGACGCAGCCGCAGATAGCACGGGTGTTTGACGGCCAGGACCACACGACGGTCAGGCACGGTCTTAAACAAGCAACCGCGATTATGGCGGACGACGCCGAATACCGATCCCGCATCACGGTGGCCGGAAGCGGTGCCGCGCCAAAGATGCGGGCCGTCTCGCAGGACCCGGTAGCAACGACGCTCGATTACATCGTCATTGACCGCCTCATGGGCGTGGCGCGCGGGCGGCTGATGGCGAAGGTCCGCGAAAACCCGACGGCGTTTCGCATGCGCTACGCAAAAACGTACCGGCGGGTAAGAGAGGCGCTCCTATGAACTGGCTTTGCTGGCACGTCGGCACGGTGACTGATCCAAAATTCGGCATCATCGCCGCGAAATGCAAAACCCCGCGCGCGAACGTTATCGCGCTTTGGGCGATGATCCTGGAAAGCGCCCGCGACGGAAAGGGCGTGTACTCGCTTGCCCCTGAAGATGCTGCATTTGCTCTGGGCATTGAGGAGCAAACAGTTATCGACGTTCACGAGCACATGATTGACCGTGGCTTGGTTGATGGTGAAAGGGTCCAAAAATGGATCGAGCGTCAAGGCCAGTCTAATTCCGAACGGGCGCGCGAATATCGCGAGCGCCAAAAAGCGCACGCGCAACAATCCGAACAAACCGAACGTTCGCGAACGTCGGCGAACGTCGGCGAACGTCGCCAAACCGAACAGACAGACACAACAGACAGACAGACAGAGATCAGAGATTCACTTACAGACAACAACACTGATACCGCGCGCGAGAAAATTCACGCGCTGGCCTCGGAAATTGAGGCGATTGTTGTCGCGCCCCCCGAATTTGCATTCGGCCTGCCGAGCGCGGTCGAGATGATGTTCCGCGAGGGCCACACGGAACTTGAAATCATGGACGCCGCCCGCGTGATCGCTGCGCAGGGCAAGCCAATCAAAAACCCGCGCTACCTCGTCACAACCGTTCGCAATAGGAAATCCGATGCTACCCGCCAAACCCCAAGCCCACGCAAGCCCCGCTACAACCCCGCCGACGCTTCAAGCCCCGACGCCGTCGCAGAACGACGCGCTGCGCTCGCTCGTGGAATGCGCGCAATCCTTCCAGCAGGGGATGCGGGTGACGGAACATCAGGCGGCTAAGGTTCCCGCTGCGCGCACCGCGTGTGAGTGGCATTTGCGGCACGCGGGCGAAAGGGCGCTGGCCGTGCAACTTGACCGCCTCGCCGCATGGGCGAAGTCTTTCAACATCCCGCACGACCCGCAATCGATGCCGTCGGCATATGCCAGCCTCGCGACGATCCCGCCCGATTTGCTGCCGAAAGCGTTTGACCGGGTAATGGCCGCGACCGACGACACGTTTCGCCTGCCGCTGCCCGCCAAAATCCGGGCGCACGTCGCCGAAGAAATCGACCGGCGGATAGCGACGCGCGGCGGCTTGCATCGCATGAGCCTCGCGCCCGTTGAGCGACGCGGCAAGCGGTCGCCCGAGGAATTGGCCGCCGTTGACGCTGCAATGGCCCGTGTGCGCGCGAGCTTGGCCCAGGGCGCTACAGCCCTACGCGGAACGAACGAGACTCACCAGCGGCCCGCTACTGCGGAATTTGAGGCATCCCAAGAGAAGGGGGCGGCGTGATCCGCTCATACCTCTCCCGCCACCAGCCGCGCACGCCGACGGATGACGAAGAACTTCGGCGCATGGCTCAGCGCGCATGGACAGAACGCGGTGTCGCCGTCCTGTGGCCACATGAGATCCAAAACGATTGGGACCGGCAAGCCGTCGTCAACATCGCGAACCAGAAATATGGGAGGCGAGAGTGATCAAAACAAAAGAGGAAATTTATTATCGAGATTGGCAGCCATTTCGCACGGCGCCCACGAAAACGCCGATTGTTGTGCTTTTTTCGTACGGGGCTGAACAGTACGAAGAAATGACACTAAATTTCCAAGAAAAAAAACATTGCCTGTTGTCTAAATCGAAAGACCACGACGGCTACGGAAGCGCAATTTGCTGGCGACCGTGGGAGCCCGAATCATGGGAGGAATACCGCGACACCCGGATAGCCCTTCGCCGCAAACTTAACGGAGACACGAGATGACAGACCAACCCGAGATGATCGAGCGCGTGGCGAGGGCGATTTACGCGGTCTATGACCCCGGCAACACAGACCCTTGGGATGTTGCGGTTGAACGCGAGGCCAGGTACGGCGTCGCAATGAACGCCAATCGCGCGCTCGCACTGAAAGCGGCCCTCGCCGCGCTTGGAGCCTTCGATCCTTTGATGTACGGCACATTTTTGGCAGCCGGGCACGTGAAGCTCCCCGAAAGCCGACAAGAGGCCGACGCAATGATTCTAGTGGCTAAGGCTTGGATCAAGGAGCAAGAAAATCCCGAAATCGACGCCGCGATGGAGGGGAAGTGATGGAAGACCACGGCATGATCGAGACTTGGCGCGGCAAACGCCTCGATGATTTGACGCACAAAGAGTGTCTAGAGGCCATCCGTTGGCTGGGGCGGAGAGTTAATGAGCTTCAGGAATTGCCGATTGACTGGAAAAAGCACGCCCTTAGCCGGTTGAAAAAATCTACCACTGAAGCGCAACGCGGCTGGCCCGATTGGCACCGCGAGGCATGGGATAAACTGTGATGCAAATGACCATCCAGGAAAAGCGCAACCTTTTTGCGGCGCAACTTCGCGAGCAGCGAAAAACCGCAAAAGGGAGAATGCACGCCCGGCTTGTCTATTTGGCAAAGCGAAAGGCGCAGAAAGAAATTATCAATGAATTTTGGCGCCAATTCGCAAACCCCGGAAACCTCGCCGAAATCATTTCAAGCGCTTCTCCGCGTCCTCCGTATTGATTAAGGAGCCCCCAATGACCCGCGACATTCACGAAAACCTAAAGGCCAAGCCACGCCGCTCCGGTGCTGCCGTGGTGCGCGCCAACATCAAGCGCGATATTCGGACGGCCTGGATCGTGGCGCACACGCTTCGGGAGCGCGGGTGTTGGCCCGCGAAGTTCCGCAGCAACATGCCAGACGTGGTGCGCGAGTTTTTCGAGTCCTACGGGCTTGAAAAGGAAAAGATCGGCAATCTGCCGCCGAGCAACAAGGCTATCGACATTCACGACGCCGTGCACATTGCGATGGCCTCGAAAAAGCTTTGCGACTACGACCGCCTGCTTTTGTGGCGCCGCGCCGCTAACATGGGATGGAAGGACATTATCCGCGAAACCTACATCCCCGAGCGCACGCTGAAACGCCATTACGCGCAAGCCCTGATGATTTTCGGCGTCGCTTTCGGGCTCGTGCGCCCCGTGCGCAACGAAGAAAGACAAGCCGCGTAAAATTAAAAAGTCTGGCACAAGTGGCACATATTAGTTGTGGCACGAATATAGTGTTATGCCATATGCTGCGTGTCATCCTGGCGCGTTGCGTCGGATGATGGTGTTTCCTCCCTGTTCAACTCGCCCCCGCGCGTCACCCGCTGCGGGGGTTTTCTTTTGCGTTCGGCGCTGGGGGTTCAAGCGCGGGCCGTCTGCCTAGTGGTTCAACTCCACAATAGACGGGGCTACGTCTAGGAAACGAGGTCCGGCCCGAGCCCGTTCGATTCGGGTGACGCAAATCTTTTTTGGAGAATCAAGCATGGCTAAGAAAAAGGGCGGCGGTCGGAAGTGCTGAAGCACAAACGGAACGCGCCGGAGCAAAGGCCCCGACAGACGTTCCGCGAATTCTATTACGCGCGCTTCCCCATGATTCCGGCGGGACAGTGGGCAATCAACGGCGAGCCGCAAACCGAGGCGCTTTCGCGCTTCATGACGACCGCCGCCGACTATCTGGATCAGGGCTGATGGCAAAGCGCACGCCCGAACAGAAGCGAATCCTTGCCGACGCCAAAGCCCTGCGCGACTGGCTTAAAGCCAATCCCGACGCATGCCTGGGCCTGTGGAAATGACGCGCGCTCAACTCCTGAATTCAACCGCGATGGGCACCGTTTTCCTCTGCTGGAAGCGGGCATATCGGAGCCTTATGGGGCGCTGACATGGCCGGGCGCCCAAGCGATTACACGCCTGAAATGGCAGATCTGATTTGCCTTCGCTTATCGCATGGCGAAACGCTGATCCAAATGTGCCGCGATGCGAACATGCCGGTTCAGAGTACGGTTTACCTTTGGCTTCAACAACATAGCGATTTTTCGGAGAAATATCAAAAGGCCCGGCAGCAGCAGGCCGATTATTACGCCGAAGAGCAGCTTGTTATCGCGGACACAACGAACGATCCGCAAAAGGCCAAGCTTCAAATGGACGCGCGCAAATGGTTCGCGTCGAAAGTCGCGCCCAAGAAGTACGGCGAAAAAGTGACGCAGGAATTGAGCGGCCCCGACGGCGGACCGATCCCGACCAGCCTTGAGGTGTCGTTTGTCCGCCCTTCTGAAGCCGCAAAAACAGAAGATTGAATTTCCCGAGAAGCTCCAATTTCTGTTTGACCCCGCGCGCTACAAGGTTCTCTACGGCGGGCGAGGCGGTGCGAAGTCCTGGGGCATCGCTCGGGCGCTGCTGACGATTGGCGCGCAACGTCCGCTTCGGGTGCTGTGCGCGCGTGAAATTCAGAAGTCGATTGCGGATTCGGTCCACAAGCTGCTGAAAGACCAAATAGCGGCGATGAGCCTCAGCGCGTTCTACGAGGTTCAGAACGCCGTCATTCGCGGGCGCAACGGAACCGAGTTCACGTTTCACGGGCTCAAGCACAACGTCTCGAACATCAAGTCGGTTGAAGGCACCGACATTTGTTGGGTCGAGGAAGCGCAGAACGTTACGAAGTCGTCGTGGGAAACGCTGATCCCGACGATACGTAAGCCCGGCTCGGAAATTTGGGTGTCGTTCAATCCCGGCCTTGAGCAAGACGAAACGTATCAACGCTTCATTGTCCGGCCGCCGACTGGCGCTATCGTCGCGAAGGTCAACTACACCGATAACCCCTGGTTTCCCGCCGTTCTTCGTCAAGAGATGGAGGATTTGCGGGCGCGGTCCGAAGACGACTACCGCCACGTTTGGGAAGGTGCCTGCAAGACCGTCCTTGAGGGCGCGATCTACGCCGACGAACTTCGGCGCGCGACTGCCGAGAACAGAATTACTCGCGTTCCCTACGATCCGATCAAGCCTGTCTCGACCTATTGGGATTTGGGTTATTCGGACAGTGTTTCGATTTGGTGCGCGCAAGTCGTTGGCATGGAATGGCGCATCATTGACTTTGTGCAATCCAACCGCAAGCCCGCATCTTGGTACGTTTCCGAGCTTCAGAAGCGGCCCTATGCGTGGGGCCTCGATTGGCTACCGCACGACGGCAAAGCAACCACGATGGCGGCGGCGGCGCTTCCCGAGCCGGACCGCACCATCGCCGGGCAATTGCGCTCGCTAGGGCGCAAGGTCCGCGTTCTGCCGCAGTCCAAGCTTGTGGACGGCATCAACGCGGTCCGCACGGTTTTTGATCGCTGCTGGTTTGACGCTGAGAAGTGCGCCGATGGGCTGCACGCTTTGCGGCACTACCGCTACGAGGTTGACGAGGATACGGGCGCTGTGTCGCGGCTTCCAATGCACGATTGGTCGTCGCACGCCGCAGACGCTTTCCGAACGCTCGCCATGAGCATCGAACACGAACGGCGCGAGGCCA